GTCTGCCACAGCAGCACAACGGCGGCCACCACGATCACCGCAGCGAAGCCCCAGCCGAGCAGGCTGGCCCACCACGGGGTCTGATCCTCGACGCCTGGCAGCGCCTCGTGGATCGACGCAGCTGCGTGCTCGATCTTCTGGGCCTCGATCACGATGGTCGCGGCGTCGGCAACCACGTCGGGCTGCGTTGACACGCTGCCGATGTGGGTGGCGAGCCTGGCGATAGTGCCCGCCCGTGCCTGCGCGTCGGTCGCCGAGACGGCGATCTGCCGGCTGGGGCTGCACGCCGCCAGGGCGACGAGGAGCAGGAACAGCATCGACCTGATCACCGCCGCCCCTCAAGACGGTCCAGACGGTTCGCGACCTGCTGCAGCGACTCTGCGTGCTTCTGGTCGTTCGCGGCTCCCAAAACCTGCGACTTGACCAAATCGCCCACGATGCTGCGCAGTTCCGTCAGGTCGCGGTCCTGTCGGTCGAGGATCGCGTCCTTGCGGCCGAGCGTGATGAACACGCCGGCGACGCCCACCACCAGCACGAAGAGCTGCATCACGCTGATAGCCGTCGCGAGCTGCGGGTGCGTCTGGTGACGGGGGCCGATAGGGGTGGGGCTCACGAGCATGTTCCTGTCACGGCGTTCGGGACGGAGAAGAAGAACAGCGGCTCACCGTTGTCGCGCGAGAGCGCGTACATGAGCACCACTGTGTTGGTGGCGATTTCCTTGAAGGTGAAGCCGTTCGGGATGTTTGCAGTCGTGATGCCGGGCCCGAGCGTGGTGGTGGCACCGATCATCTGCACGCCCTCGCAGCCGTTGAACGCCTTGCCCTTCGTGCCTGCGAGCGTGCTGGTGCGGCGGTAGCTCTTCGTCGTCTCGTAGGTGCCGCCCGTGTTTAGGCTCACCTCCTCCCAGTCGTAGGTCCACGCCACAGGGCGAGCGGACGGGTCTCCGCCGTATACGGCCGTCTTGCCAGAGACGGGGGTCGAGCCCGTGATGCGCGCAAGGAAGACGGTCGGCCCGGACGATGCGCCGCCGTTTGGCTGCGGCGCGGCGTCGTTGACCTTGTTCACCGCGTCGGCAATGGCACGGATCTGGTTCGGAGACCAGGGGCCGACCTTCAGGTGCCATGCGCCGTTCACCCTCATGTCGTGAACATTCCGCTGGGCGGGAAGGTGGCGGTGTCTGGGAACGGCTGGCGCCAGAAGACGCAGGAGGCGTGCGAAGTCTGTCCGCTCGGCGGGGCGGTCGGCGTGCCGCCGCAGGTGTCGGCCTTTGCAGACTTGACCACCTCGCCGTTCTCTGCGCTCTTCTTCGCGATCTGTCGCAGGTGAAACTTCTCGTCGTAGGCGAACGAGTACACGATCTCGTAGGTGCTGCTGCCGACTCGGCTGATATTGCAGCCCGTGAAAAGCACGGTGTGTGCGTCGAACGAGTAAGGGCCGATCGCGAAGCCGTTACTGTTGCGCCTGTTGATGAAGCCGAGCGGCGGGGTGGGACGGCCCACGATCACGTTGCGAACGGTCACGCGCGCGACGTTGTTGAAGCTGCTGATCGGTTCGCCGCCGCTGTCCACCTTTGTGCCGCCGATGTCGGTGTCGGCAGGCGTTGACTTGTTTGCAGGAGCCGTCGCGCCGGAGCGCCAGATATCCACCGGCTCGCCCTGGACGCTGTACTCGATCGCGATGAAGGACGGCTGCCCCTCGTTGCGCGCATCGACTGGCGTGATCGCGCCAGTGCTGTCGCCCACGCTAGTGTCGAAATGCACGACCGCCTCCCAGACATAGCCGCCGTCGTCCACCTGCTTCAGGTCGAACCCGACCTGACGAAGGCGGCCGGAGTAGTACGTCCCGGACCCGTCAAGTTCTGCCAGCGCGCCACTGCTGCCGCCCATGTCAGACGGGCCAAGCTTCGCGTTCACGTTCGTGTCTTCCATGATCTGCCCGGCGTTCAGCTGCGCGCCGTCGTCGTCTCGGATGACGTATGCGCTCGACGCCTGCCACTTGCCGCGGTCGAAGGTGACGGTGGTGCCGTTGGGCTTCTGGGCGATCGTGATAGCCATTAGGGTGCTCCTGCTGCGAGGGGTGCGGTGTTCTTTGCGATCTGCTGCAGGGCGAGTTTCATGGCTTCCTGCGTGGGCATCATTCGCTCCAGGCTGAAGGAGGTCATGCCCGCCACCTTCACGCCACCGATGGCTGTGCTGAGGCTCTCGGCGTTGCCGAAGTTCATCATGCGCCCGGCCCGGTCGGTGGCCTGCTGTTCCATCTGCTTCGCCAGTTCCGCCTGCTGCTTCATGCTCTCTTCCGACTTCTTCCGCTGTTCGACTTCAGCCCGCGTCGCTGCGGTCTTGTCGTAGGCGTCGCGCAGCTGCTTCGCCTGCGCTTCGGTGATTCGGCCTTCAAGCACAAGTTGCGCCGTCTTCTCGGCGTACAGGTCTCGCTCGGATGTGACCAGTTCGTGCGCGATGCGCTGCTGCTCCTGCAGCATGGACAGGTGCAGCGCTGGGTCGGCTCGGTTGGCCTGGTTCAACATTTCGGCGCGAAGTTTCGCCTGGTCGAGTCCCGCCATCGCCGCACGCATCTCGGCGATCTTCTTGTCGGCTTCTTGTCCACCCATGCCCTTGCCGATCAGGTTCTGTCGCTGGTCTGCCAGTTCTGCTTCACGGTCAAGGCGCGCGATCTCGTCTTCTGACTTGCCGACCTTGCTGCGATCCCGGCGAATCTGTTCCATCTTCTGGCGGAATGATTCTTCTGCGGTCAAGCGCTTCGACATGGCGGCGGTCTGCGCCTCGATGGCTCGGGTCTGGGCGTCAATGGCGTCAGGCCCGCCACCCCAGCCGAGGAGTGCGTGCACGCCCTTGGCGATTCCCATGATGTGATCGCCAGCCGGCAAGCCCTTCACGAATCCGATCATGGTGTCGCTGTACACCTTGAGCTTGTCAACCTTGCCGCCGCTGGCGAGTTGGTCGAGCGCGTTTGCCATCGCACCCAGTCCAAAATCCACCGCCTTGAACCCCACGAATCCCTTCAGCAGTGGGCCGAGGGTCTTGCCGAACATGGGCCCGCTCTTCGTGCTATCCGCGTACTGCTGCGTGCGCTGGTACTTCTGTTCGGCGGCCGCCTTCTCGGCCATCAGCTGCTTGTGGATCTTGAGCTGCGTCTCCTTCGATCTCTGCGCTGCAGCGACCTCGGCGGCGCGCCGAGCCTCGGCGGCCTCCTTTGCCGCCGCAGCCTGCGCCATCGCCTGCTCCTTCGCGCGCTGCTCCTCGGCCGCCTTCGCCGCTGCGGCCGCCTTCTCGGCTGTCCGCACCTGCTCGACCTGGGCGAACCGGGCCTTCACCTGGGCGATCTGCTCTGGCGACGCTCCGCTGGCCGAGAGCTTCTCCAGCGTCATCTGCTCCTTCGACTTCGTCGCCATGTCCACCATGCGCTGGGTGGAGGACATGATCCCGGCGATCGACTTCTTCGACCGCTCGGCCAGCTTCTCGTTCGCCTGCGCTGCCCGCTCGGTCGCGTTGGCGTAAGCCTGCACGCCCGTCATCTCCAGCGCGATCTTTATGCTTGAACTTGCCACGGCTTACTCCTTCCACTTCGGCTTTACGCCGAACGCCTTCGCCAGCATCTCGGCCATCTGTTCCTGCGAGGGCTTGGGCTTCTCTGCGTATGGCATGAAGTCGAGATGGCTGAACGGCTTCGACTTCGCGGTGCGGTGGCAGTTGGCGATCGTGGCGGCGATGATCCCGGCGCGCATGTCGGCGCGCTGGTTTCCGATCGCTCCGTCGATCGCCTCGAAGGCCATCCACTCGCTCAGTTCGTGGCTGCTCATGGTCTCCTCTAGTTCTGCCACCGTCCTACCCAACGCCAGCGCCAGCCGAAACAGGAACTGTCTCAGCGGGCGCTGTCGGAGTTTCCCTCCAGCACTTCGCGATCCTTGACGCCCAAGCCACTGACGCGGCTCGCGATGTCATACAGGTGATCGACGAGGCCGGCGGGAAGTTCTCCGAGGGCGTCAACGTCAGCGGGCCCAAGCAGCGGGGCGCCGTCGTGGTACAGACACAACGACACCAGGCTGGCTCGGATGTTGCGGACGGTGTTGCCCTTGTTGCTGAAGGTCTCCATCTCCCACCTGTCCCGCTTGGCGGCGGTGAGGCCACGCACTTCGACCTCACCGACGCCGGGGATGGACACGGTTTCAGATGGCACCTTCGACTTCAGGCCCAGCAGTTTGTCCTTGATCTCGCTCATGGTTAGGCCAGGGTCACGGAGCCGGTGATCTTCATGGTGAACGACGCGGTGAGAGCGCCGTCGAGACCTGCCTTGACCGAATAGTCGGTCACGAAGCAGTTGCCCGTAGCGGTGTGCGTCGTGCTAGAAGCGCCAAAGGTGAGCGTGAAAGCCTTCGTAGTCGGAGGCGTGAGCGCTGCGGCAGCAGTGTCGTCGAGCGAATCCCAGAGTGCGCTGTGGGCGCTAAGGACGTTGACTTCCATCGAGATCGTGCCGCTGTCGATCAGGCCGGCGACGAACTTGCGATGGCGGTCGGCGAGCGTGGTCACGTCGATGGTGTTGAGCTTCATTCCGTCGAGGTTGACGCTGAGAACTTCGGCGACGGCTGCGCCGATCGAGACGGTGGTGCCGAACGTGGGCACCGCTGCGGTGATTCCTGGCATGGTGTGATCCTCCTAGATCAAGGAACGCCACCACCGGGCTCGGTGATGGTCGTGGGTGAAACGGAGCTGGAGCGGTACGTCGCTTCCAGCGTGACAGTCGTGACGTGGATGCCGGTCTCGGTGGCCTCGCTGCCCACGTCGTACTGGCTGGTGATCCCGGTCTCTCGGATCTCGAAGATCGTCACGCTCCGGGCTTGGCCGCTTGCGCCGTGCATCTTGACTCGCACGGCCTCGGCGATCTGTCGCGACACCTTCAGCGTCGAGGCGATGCAGTCCACCTCGACGGTGAACTTGCGCAGGCAGTCGGTGCGGCCGAAGGTCGGCGACACGTTCGCATCCTGCCCGGTGGTGAGCACGATGGCGGGGAGCGTGGTGGTGTCGCGGAACGCGGTGAAGATGCGCGTGGACACCAGCGCCGTGACGCTGGCAGATTGCGTCAAGGCATCGCGGACGGCTGCGACGATCAGTTGGCTGCTCACGACAGACCTCGCTTCGCTGCTTCGAGCAGGATGCGCCGCGGCAGTTCGGTCGCCATGTGTGCATTGATTCCGCCTGTGAGGCGCTTGTACAGGTTGAGGATGACGCGCCAGCCGGGGTAGGTGGCGAGGCCCGAGTAGCGGCCGGCGTCGATGATCCAGATGCCTGGCGCCCACGCCTTCGTTCGGGAACGGAAGTTGCCGCGCTTGTCTGTCCAGAAGTGAAAGCCGAAGCCCTTGATGGTGAACGCGCGCTTCACCTGCGCACGCGAGAAGCCGGGCGCCGAGCCTGTCTTGTAGTTCTTGAACATCCAGCGATTCCAGCGCCCGGTCTTCGACGGCTTCTGGCTGTCGTACTTGCCGCCGCGTGCGGAGAACTCCGAGAGCAGGCCCAGGCGCACGGGCTCCATTGCCTCGGTCATGATCTCCTCGGTGAGCTGCTTGAGCACAGTGGTGCCGAGTTCGCGCATGGCCTTGTTGACCTGCTCGACGCCTTGCACCGCGACTGCCTTGTGCACGTTCGAGTAGCCCATTAGGTCACGATCTCCCGGCACATCAGGTCGAGGTACTGACGGCGCTCCTGCCAGTCCACGACCGTCACGACCTCCCATGTGCGCGACACCATGCCCTGCTCGTCGCTAACGGTGCGAAGCTGGCTGCGGTGGCTGACGGTGGGATTCCAGCGCATGCGGATGCGGTGCGTGACTATTTGGTTTAGCGCACGATGGTTTGTCTTTTCGTCCGCGCTCGCGTCGTTGATCGCGGCGAAGAGCACCGTGCCGCTGCCGGCGGCGTTCACGGTGCGCACGGGCTGGCCGTACTCGTCGGTGCTGGTGGACGCGCCGAGCAGTTCGAGCGGGGTGCGCATGTAGCCCGGGTTCACTGGTAGTCCCCCGAGTGATACTGCACGATCAGGCGCTGCACCGTGAAGGGGATCTCGTTCACGATGTTGCCGATGTTCACGCTGCTGCGGTTGTCGTACAGGTGCGCAGCCTGCAGCAGCACGGCGTGGCGAAGGGCGGCGGGGATGTTGGCGCTGGCTGCTCCATAGCCCGCGGTAAAGTTCACCGTCACGTCGAGCGCTCCAGTGCCCAGCGTGGCCGGCCAGGAGGAGGTGCTCTTCAGCACGACGCGGCCGATGTTGTCCACGCTGTAGGCGTGGTACTCGCTGCTCGCCAGCGTCTGCGTCGCGCCGGCGGTGTCGGTGTAGGTGATGCTGGACACACTCAGCCAGGGCGAGCGGGGCAGGATGATCTGCCCGGACGCTGGGAACTCCTCCAGCTGGTAGGAGAACGCCCGGGTGATCAGGGCACGTCGGGTCTCGTTCTCGATGCACTGCGTGGCCGTGAGCACGAGCGTGGCGATGTATGCGTCGTCCTGCGCGTGATAGACACGCGCATGCGTCTTCAGGTCGCTGGTGCTCACGGCCGCGGTAACTGCGCCTGCGTCGGTCAGGTTCGTCCTCATCGCTTGGCTGCCTTCCTCGTCGCCTTGCAGCAGTCGGGCTTGACGCAGGCTTCAGGCTGGTCTGGGTGGGCCTCGGCGCGTTCGGCGAGCCCGGTGGCGATCAGCTCGATCGCGGTGCGCTCATCGACGGTGATCAAGTCGCCAGGCGCATGCACGGCCTGCTGGACGATGAATGGCTGGATGACTCGCACGGTCTTCATGTTTGGAAATCCGCCCGGGGGCTTTCGCCCCCGAGCGGTGTGGGTTCAGGTCAGTGATCAGGTGGAGCTGGTGCTCAGGTAGCGGAAGGCGTTCACGTTGGTGACCGTAAAATCGACCCTCGACTGAGCCATCACCGCGCTCTGGTTCGTCTCGGCGTAGCGCTCGCGCAGAACCTTGATGGTGTAGCCGTTGCGCTCGCCGATCACGGCGTAATCGAACGCGCCGATGCAGGCCAGCTTCACGGGGTTGCTGGTGGTGCCAGCCGTCGGCACCGCATACGACGTGTAGATCGGGATGCCCATGAAACGATCGGGTTCGCCGAGCACGCCGCTGGGCTGCCAGAAGTAGGTCGTGGTCGAGCCGCTGATGATCGCCAGCTTGCGCAGGTTCTGCAGGAAGGTGTCGCTGCAGACGATCGCGCAGCTGGGGTGCATGCGGTACTCGCGCGGCAGGCTGTAGACCCATTCGATGAGGTCAGCGATTGCGTAGGTCGGGCTGGCAGCCGTGCCACCAAAAGCCTTTCCGTCGGCGATCAGGTTCTGGCCAGTGCTGGTGTAGTTGAACAGGCCGCGAGGGTTCGGTGCTGCTGCGCTTCCGGCGATGAAGCCGTTCTCTTCCACCTCACCAAACTTACGGGCGAACTGCTCCGTCAAGATCGACTCGATCGAGAAGCCGGGGCCGCGAGCGGGGGCATCTTCGACCAGTTCGTTGCTGATCAGGGCGAGGCCGGCGATGCGGCGCGGCTGCAGCGTGCGAGCGGCGAAGGTGCTGCCGCCTTCCGACGCGACCGAACCAGCCTCCGACACAAAGCCCGCGCTGACAAGTCCGGTTTCGATCGCGATCTCGCGCTTGAACGAGCCGAGGGGCATCACCTTGCAGAGCTTGCGCATGATGCACATCTGCTGCAGGCGCTTGGTCAGCTCCTGGTGGAACTCAGTCGGGGGCAGAACATCGCCGGAGCCCGAGGTGCCCTCGGACAGCGCGCGCATTTCGGCCACGGGGGTGTGCTCGCCACGCTTCAGGTAGGTCGCGTAGGCGTTCTCGTACTCGTCGCTGCAGCGGAAGTCGCCGAAACGCGGGGCGCGCTGGGCGGTCTCGCGAGCAGCGGGAGCGCGACGCACTTCGGGCGCGTCCGGGCCCACGTCGATGAAGCCCGCGTCCTTGTCCTTCGCGGCGAGGCCCATCAGCGCGTGGTTGCGCTCGATCTGGCTCTGCACGCTGCGGTACTCGGCGTTCAGCGCGTCGAACTTTGCGGTGTCCTCGGCGCTCATGTCGCCGCCGTTGGCGTTGGCCGCCTCGATCATGTTCTGCATGGCGCGGTAGCGGGCGTCGTTGCCCTCGCGCAGTTCCTTGTAGCCCTTCATGGTGTTGTTCCCTTTCAATGTGCGGCGATCAGCCGCGGTGGATTCCAAATGCCGCGTTCACGTCAGTCAGCGCTCCAGCGCATCGAACCGACACGATGAACGCGACTTCGTTCGTGGCGGCGTAAGTTTCATTCAGTCGCGTCACGCTGATCCCGTTGCCAGCGAACGCGAGCAGGTAGCGCGACAGGTCAGCGGCAACGACGAGCTGCTCCCCAGTCTGTGCTCCGTTAGTCGTGTTGAACTGTGCCGGGCTCATGTCGTACTGAATCCAGGGTCGACCCCAGATGACGCGATCTCCGACGCTCAGCATGTTCGAGGCCGATCCGGAGCTGCTGGTGCCGAATCCAGTACCCTGGTTGGCTCCGGTGTTTCGGTGCATCGTTGCGTTGAAAATCCAAGTCGCCCGCTCCCAATAGTGCGGGGCCAGTCGGTCGTCCATGCAAATGCCGAGGGTCGCGGAAAGAACTGCATTCGCGGTTCCCAAGTTGCCAGCGCTTGAACCCATCGTTGCGGTCGTTGTGAGGCTGCGGCTGTAGCGCTTGAGCGTGTTGATGATGCCGTGGCACGCATCGCTGCCCGCGGCGCTCGCCGTGCCGGCGGTGACGCTGTCGTCCTTGTTGCCGAGCAGAATCTGCCGGCTCAGTTCGCGCAGAATGTCCTGCGAAGCCTGCTTCACGATGATGTTCTCGACGCTCGCGTCGCCCTGAGAAGCAGAATCCTCCACCAGTTCCCGCGAGGCGCGCACCATGACGCTGATGCGCTTCAGGGTGAATGTCGAGGTTCCGGTGCCAGTGTTGCTGGTGCCTGGCTGCGTGAATGACGGCACGGTCACGGTGGTCTGGCTGCCGG